AAGGTCGGCATGCGGTCCTTTAAACATGATGGATATGTATTGGTACATGTTGCAGGCGTAGAAAATGCTTAGGCTAAACAGTTTGCGGTATTCAATTGGAAAGCAGTCGAAGGTACCTCCCAATGGGATAATTTCGCACTTGTCGGGTGTATGTCCCATGGACTCAAGTTCGGCCAGTCGACGCCATACCTGGTGCACAATGTTAAAATCCTGTATTTCGGCCCGGACGAACGTTCCTTCGTTGCTTAAATAGCTACGAGCCATATCTTTTGGGGCACCTTTTTCGCGACACTCGTTGGGGCAATAGGAGCAATTATATGAGCAACTAAAAACTCTGCCATCAAGGGCAATACTGATGGGTAGAATACCACTGCTGCTACGGATTTTCTTGTGGATTAAAAGTCGATCAAACAAGGGGTTAGCATGAATAAGCCCTTGTTTAATAGCATCTTTGTAAAGATTAATAAGTTGGCACTTAGATGGCGACGAAAATTTGCCCCTTGTAAGTTTACGAATATGATCAAACAAGATATTGTGCATATCTTCAAATGATTCTCCAGATACATTTAAATTTACCTTTAATTCGTTGTACATATCTACGAATTGTTCAACGGTTATCTTTTTAGATGATGACGACATGAATTTAAAGTTTAACTTTAACCTTAACTTTAACTTTAACTTTTAATTGTAACCATTTAATTCAATTTTAAACTGAAGTTGCGGAAATATGCGCCCTGGTTATCGTACAGCTCATCTAAGATATCTTTTTGTGTGGCGCCTACCCAAAACCGAATGGTTTCGGGATCATCGTGACATGTATCGTAAATGAAATCGACAAATCCTCGCGCTTCTGCCGAAGTTTTGGTGCCAATGAACAAGCCTTTATAATCTTGACCTCTATCCCTATGATATGTTGCCCAAATGGGATAAAAATGGTTAAATATTTTCGCAATGACCGCTTTAGCTTTAACCGTTCTTTTAACTTTAACTTTAACTTTAACCGTTACTGGGGCAGTTACCGTCTTTTTAGCAGTAACTTTAAGTTTCACAGCCCCTTTTATTAAACTCGGTGGCAGGGGACGTCCGGAGGTTAAAGGTAAATTTGCGGGTAAAGTTAAATTTGCAGGTAAATTACCGGGTAAATTAACCGGGCTTGGTACCTTGGCTAAAGGATGTTTAGCCGCTACCTTGTTTGACGCATTAGGGTTTAGAGGGCATGTAGACTTATTTGTGCCAGCTGATCCGCACAAGGAGCAGGCACCTCCGCCATATTGGTTAATGGTACCACCGTTAATCTTTTGTGATGCTTCCCGCATATATGTAATGTGATATTTTATTTACTTTTCGAGGGAGGCAAGCGGCAGGATGGACCCTTTTTACCCGCACTCATCCCACAACCTGCCCTGAACGTTTCGTAATGAGCACATGTTTCCGCGTATGTCTTTGAAGAACAGCCATTGTTAGGTTGTATCTTATTGTAGGTAGGTAATAGATATTGGTGTAACCTGTACAGCCAAAGAAACATATTGTTACGGTTATCTAAAACATTATCTATTGGATTCGCCTTCATAAAAGTTAAACATGCTACTGTTAAATCTGGGTGTGGTAACAGATATGGTAACGTACTAAAATGAACCTTTGTATAAACCATATTCATGCTTTCCGGCTTTTCAGGATAGTTATATCCAATACTTTGGATGTAGTCCCAACCGGTAGCCTTGTAATAGTCCACTGCAATGGTCTTAATACGATCCGTTGCATCCGTTAGGGTTGGATCTGGTGCGGTGTTGTATCCTTGTTTACGCAGTTTATCGTTTACCTTATTGTGAATCGTATACATCCACTTATTTAAGTTAGAAAACAAGGGTTTGTCAATAGGCGTTTCCAGTAAGTATTTATGGTAAGACTCACGGCAGTATTTGCAAGGTAACACGTTCTCAGTGTTACTCAAATGGGTTTTATGTATTAGCATATATGTATTTTTATGCGGTTCGCTAAGCACGGCGCGTATCTTGTCGTACTTATATGCGACAGGACCAAGTTGATCCCAGCCTGATGGCCCCCATTTGCTGGTGTTCATTATATTTTATTCAATATAAAATAAAATGAACCTTTTAATCTTTTAAAAAAATACATGACATGTCCATCACGGTTACATTACCTGTTAGGATCTGAACATCCGTTAACTCTATCATATCCTTCGCAAACATATTTGGATTATATCACTCCGGCTGAGTTATTTAATATTGTTATTAAACATGCCAACATACACATGGGAGGACTTTCTAACAAAGTTGTATGGGATATGTTTGCAGGCATCGGCACCGATAGCATACGTCTTTCCAGAGTTTCAGGTAAAGTCATTGCAACGGAACTTAATAAGGATACATACCAATGCCTCATTAGCAATATTAACGGATTAACTGCTTCAAACGGATTAACCGCTTCAAACGTTTTAAACGCTTCAAACGGTTTAACTGCTTCAAACGGATTAAACATAGACACACGTAATACAGATGCAACCCAGATGTTTACCGCATTAAATCCTGATGTGATTTATTTTGATCCTCCTTGGGGAGACACATTTAAGTCAGGTCAACCATTCACATTTGCAGATGTTACCTTGTCTAACGGTAAGGTGGTTATGGACGTGTATGATGATATACGTAAAAACTATAAGGAGGCTTATTTGATTGCTAAGGCTCCTTATACATGTGACATGGATATTCCCGACAGTGAACTATTATGTATTCTCAGTTTTAATAGGCAAAAGCTTAAATACTATCTTATTGGGCCTGTAGGCGAGCGTTCCGCTTAAGATTACCTGTTCTAACCACATTATTACCCTTTAAATCGGACTTTTGACACCATGCTAAATAGGCATCGCATGAACACTTATGATCAATTAAAGACGGACGTGTCAACTTATCCATCAAGCAGATATCAGCATGAGAGTCATGCATAGAAAAGTTGCTAAACTGGAAACGATCCTGATCGCGATAACCAAGTACAGTCTTTGTAATAGGATCAGTTACAGCCGAACTCTTCCATGCACCGTGAGCGGCCTGGTGCATAAATACATCATCTGATAGTTGCTGGGACATAGATAATTTTATTTAAGTTTTAACTTTAACTTATTTTTCTGTAATTAATTATAATGGATCCGGCACATAATGCTCGTTTAAATGCCGTCTGTGACCGAGACGCATCCAGAAGATACGGTGGTCTTAATATAGACGAACTTAAAAATGAGCTTCGAGGATATGGATTACCTACGAATGGAAACAGACCAGCTCTCGTCAATCGATTGTGCAATCATTTAAGAGGCATTGGTGGTATACTTCAAGTTCAAGCTCAAGGGCAAGGGCAAGGGCAAGCGCAAGCGCAAGTCCCTTTAACTGTACCTGCCGCTATCCTGGATGCATTATGTAACCGTAACGCTGCAAGATCCTCCGGTGGTATGAACATTGATGATATGAGAACGGTACTGAGCCAGATGGGATTGTCAGATGCAGGAAACCGAAATGAGTTAAAAACAAGACTCTGTAATTTGCGTGCGGCAGCCGCACCCATCGTTGCTGCTACTCCACCCATCGTTGCGGCTACTCCACCCATCGTTGCGGCTACTCCACCCATCGGTGCCCCACGACAGACCAGACCAATTATTCAGGTTAGAGCTCGTGTCCGTCCCCAAGAGCAAGTTAATATATTATCTCCTATTCGGCCGCAAGGGGTAGATGAATATAACCTTCAGCAGGATGAGGATCCATCCACCTTCTTATTTGTTAACCCTACGTACGAAGGTATGTCTGCTGACGCAGAGGAGCTGAATCTGTTAAGATGGGTAATGAGACAGAAAGCAAGGAAGGATGGCGTATATTTTTCGGTAGAGTCTGCACGGTTCACCCCTGAAACAAGATATGTGCAATATCTACCTGGTCTCACTCCCGCCGAACAGAGGAAATATGCGGAGCATGTGTACAATGTGTATATTTCCTCTTACATTCCACGTATAAGTTCTCAAGCTCACGTGCTGCATAACTTATCTAACATAGAATCTCTCCAAACATATGAAGAATACAATCTGTTGTTTGATCAGGTATCTGAGATGATGAACAATGCCGATACATACCCGTTATTGAACGACCAAGGCCAGCCAACGGGTGAAACAGAAGATACCCGGATGTGGCTTGAGACAAGAGTAAAGCCTCTTCGTAGACTGTCTATGGTTCCGGATTTAATTACGTTTAGTGAAATACGGGAATTATTGAAATATGCTGACATTCTGGATCCGGATACCATTTTGTACCTAATGCAAATGTCGTATGATACGTATTTAGAAAATTTAAAACTCAGCCGCATTTCAACAATCTCCCAGGCTGATCTTGGAAAGATACCAAAACCAGATGTATTCAAAGAGTATGCCATCAAAATGCTACTGGCTGCCGGAGAGTCAAGTGTCATTCCACGTACAGCCTATACATTACCCTTAAAAGTAAAACACCCTGCTTATGTTACAAAATGGATTGATGCACACGGAAACCCGGCTAAGATACTGAAAGAATATGTACGGTTATTGCCAAGATACAGATACTGTCTGTATATGTATAAGGTATTTGGTCTTCTTAAATTTAGACATTTAAATCTCACGACTAAGACGGATTTTACGAGGTTGTCTGAAATTAATAAATTTATAGAAAAACACGCAATGGTACTATTTTTTGGAACCAATTACATATTACGTAACACGCACACAACTTTACTTAACGTAACACAGATAACCAGCACCCTAAGGGCAACTTACTTATGGGATGCCGGTTATTTTTTCACCGAAACAGATGAAAATCGTTATTTAATCACAATCTTTACTTACGCACCAGCCAAGGTTTTTACAGGTTATCTAATCGCTCCACGCAACCAGCCCACAGACATTCAAAATAATCAAGGTGTACAAACACTGGAACAATCCGTGGAAGAGTTTAAGGCTAAATCACGTAAATTAAACCAGACGGTGGATCAGGCGTGTGCCATTGAACCAGTTCAATGTATACCTCGCAACCCGGAGTTTGAGCCTTATGAAAAGTTATTAAATCTGGCTGATAAATACTGTTCCCGTTTACAAAAGAAAAACGTTCCATTGTACAGATACTATAATACACGCTCTTTAGATGATACCAGACCAAGAATAGTGGTAAATATTAATATTTTAAACTCCAATGACGTATACTTTTTTAACATGGTTAATTCTCTCTACTCGAAAAGCGCCAGCTTTAAAATTACCTTCAGCAGTGTTGATGGTACTAACATCGGGGTTGATTTAGGAGGAATCACGAAATCGGTGTTTACCAGAGCCGGAGCCTACATCCGATCAATTATGCATAAACCAGAAGGTAGTACTTGCTATTATTTCCCGCATAAAATGCCTTCGGGATCACAAGAGACTATCTTAAAATGCATACTCATGAGCATACATCATGGATACTCTCTGGGGGTGACCTTTAGCAATGGCATCTATTACCTATTTACCTTAGCCGCCGCTAACCCAAATTTAAAGTCAAATTTAACTTCAAACATCTTATCCATGAATATAGGCTTACTCTTGGCACTTTACTATATGGATAATCCGGAAGACACCGTAACCTTATTAAATAAGGCTACCCGCGATTTTCAATACATCCAATACCATCAGGATAACGAAAAACTTTTACCGAAAGACCGTCAAACCGACGAAATTATAACCGTTGATCGTGAAGATGTGATCGAATGGCTGCGCCGGGCACTTATCTACAAAATGTATGGTTTAAAGGTAACCAATGATAAACCGGAGTCAAGCTCCATCGGTAAGTTTGGGGTAGCCTTTAGCAATATCCCTGTCCAGTATGCGCCATGGTTAAGTAAAATGCGGTCCTTAGGAACCATTAAGACCTTATCTCATATCGTAGGGTTAAATATTACACGCGAGACCGTATTAAGTATGACTAAGTTAACGTGTTCAGCGGTTATGCGTAATCATATGGTAAGATTCATTAATGAAGCATCGGATGATACATTAAAGAAAATGCTTTACTTTATAACCGGAAGTTTAGATCCTGCCACAAATATAACTATTCAAGAAGTAGCATACTTTACAGGTTTACCCGTGGCCCAAACATGCTTTAATAAATTAGTCGTTAAACCTTATACCGCGGCCGATTACGAAACCGTGGTCGCAGGCGGTGCACGCCCAGTCGGATTCAAACCCGACTTGCTACTCTCGATCGAGCACTCGGGCGATACATTTGGGCTCGCTTAGACGCATCCCTCTTAGATGGGGATTCCTTGAAATCCCCCTTAGACAGGGATCTTAACGGATCATTAAAAGGTAATACAACGGGTGTTTCCTTTCTTTGATCATATTTCAAGAGTAAATCCTTTGGTATTATACTAATTGGTACCACTACTTCATACCCATACCTATCGAACCAAGCATCTGTCATTTGTAAATATCCGGGGTCACCAAAGTTAAACTCTCCCCAAGAGTTTTCAATCTTCCACTTATCCACAACAGGATGTTCCGCTCCTACCGGAGATACCAGGTTAAGGCCTACGATAGCCATTGCATGGCTGGCTGAGCTATTACGGGTAGTAACACCTTCTTCTTTGGTCTGGGTGACCGATAAACCTAACATACTATTATAATCATAGCCTTCGACGGCAAGCAATCCGTAATAAGGATTAAAGTTTCGTTGAACCTCGCATGCAAACCATACGGGATGTCCGGCTATAATGGTTTTCGCCGTGATGCTCTTAATCTGTTTCATGGAAAGGTTAAAGGCCAGATCAGGTTGTCCGCCTACCATATGTTCCATGAGTTCGGAGGTATATACGTATCCGTATTTAGATGTTTTTCTGGGATCATTGCGTAATAAGACCATCTGTGATACGTTATAGTGTGGCTTAATAAGGTCGGTATAATAGGACATAGGGCTAAGATTATAAAGTATTTTGTAGTCGCCCTTGTGACGGATACTCTCTACATTTTCACCAGCCTCATTATATTCCCAGTCAAACTCGTCCGAAGGTTTAGGAGGCTCGCCCATAAACGTGGCCAGCAATTGATAAATCTGTGGCAGCATGTCGGTCACGATTAAATGCCTTATGTGTTCGTCTGTTACGTTTTTAATATTACGGATTTGATATGTAAACTTGGCCAGTTTGTCGGATAGGATCTGATTCATCTCTTCTGAAATGGAACTGTTAAACGACTCTCCGTAAATGGTTTTGGGAACGATGCCATACTTATTTATGAGATTTACGACAAAATTCCATGTACCCCCATCCTGTACAGGATCGTTCATGAGCGTCTGTAGTTTATAGTCATTGATCGGTAGCCCACGACGTAGAACCATGTTTTCCAGATACACGTTTGCACGCTCGAACTTATCATAGAAAAACAGATATGCCTCGGACAGCTCAAAACTATCCGGTAGGGATAAGTCACGAATCAGATAGTAACGCATGGAGTTCAAGGCCGCAAACAACCAGCACCGACCAGAATGTTCCTGAGACGTAGCCTGGGGAACCCGGCTAAGGCTATGGCTATAGGAATAGTTCACGGTTTGCAGATAGGCGCGGTTTTCGCAACAGGCACTCAATGGCAAGGAGGATAAGGTATTCATCCTTACACGGTTAACGGGATTTAAATTGTAGTCCATTGAATAGGCATTCAGCGAGTCGGCCGTGATAGGTGTGCCGGTGGGGCAGGTAGACTGATGAAACTCTTTTTTAATAGCATTGGTCATCTGCTTTTTTACCTCGTCCATCATCTCTTGGCTCTGTTTTATGGTTTTCATGAGCTTGGACTTGTTGGACTTGCTGGTCGTAGCTTTAAGTCTGGATGCATGGGATGGCGTCATTTAGTGAAATGGTAAAATGTCTTTAAGATTTAAGGGGAGATTTAATCTTCTTGAAATTTTCTTAATGCTGTTAGATAATGGTCTGGATATACACTCCATCGAGCCTTCATTATCGATAATACCTTATCGGCCGGCCATTCGCAATATTTAATCAAATAGGCGGCAATGACGGCAGGTGAGCGTTGTTTACCGGCGTAGCAGTGGACGAGGATGATATCTCCTTTAACGAGTTGTCGTTGTATGTAAGTTACTGATTTATCGAGTAAACTTAATAGGGCTTCGTTGGCGGACTCGGTGCCTGTGTCGGATACGGCTATCCGGATTTTTTTGGTATTGGGTAACATTGCATCGTTATCGAAGTCGAAATTTTTAGTGCAGTTAATGATGCAATTAATCTTGGTATCTTTTAGAAAGCCGGCATTGCGACTGGCTTTAATATTTCCTAACCATAAGTGTGGAATAATCTCCACTGCTGATGAGCACATTAAAATTATTAGTGAAATAATTTTAATGATCCCGACGGGGGGACCTGTGGGGGACCTGCGCTCCCCCTTAACCCCCTGGCCTTAGTTGCAATGTGGGGGACCTGAGGGGGGACCTGCGCTCCCCCCTTAACCCCCTGGCCTTAGTTGCAATAAGTTTATATACAATTAACCTGCTCTCTCTACCTCTGGCTTTAATTGGACCAATTTAGTCAAATTAAAGCCAGGGGTAGAGAGAGCGCAGGTCCCCCTAATAATGCTCATCATACACATTTCTGTTCCGACGGCCAGTTAACGACATAGTAATGTCCTCTAATGCTCCACATAAACATCCATTATCATATGAATAGGGTGACGGGCAACATTCCGGCTTAACCGCAATACCAGCGTTATGTACGATCTTAAGAGGATCCAGGAGTGGACCCGGTTCCACCGGCCGTAACGACATGCCATGTCCGTAATAGGTCATGGCCGGTCCTTTACTTTGATCTTTACCGATAACGGGTCGTGACTCGTTTTTAGGATTAACCTTACCGGCTAACGATGGTATACCGTCCATCTCCTTTGATGTTAACAATGAGAAAGGTGCATTCAACGAACCACCCTGTTGCATTTGACCTTGAACTGGTCTTATAATTAACAGTACAAGTATTATAATAAGTACATTAATAAACATCATTAGCAATGTCATTATATCTTTGGTTAATATAAAATATCCATAACTCTTAAAACTTAAAGCCAGGGGTTTAAGGGGAGCGCAGGTCCCCTCCAGGTCCCCTCCCCTAATGCTTTAACCCAAACCGTACCGTCATAGTAACATCGTGTATACCCAGCTTTTTACTGGCCGATACCGAAATCTGACGCTTTTTCTCTCCTGGAGCTAACTGGTCTACCGTAGACACTTTAGTGGCGATTGTCGAGACTTTATCTCCAGGGGAGCCTGTAGATTTATTCCCAGTGTTACGGCCTCTGTCTGTCATATCCGTGTAGATATCTTCTACGTGAGAGCGTACATAGTTGATAACACCGTTATTAATAGCCCAGCGGAAATAGTTTAGCTGTCGAATGGTGGTACATAGGGTCTCCCCTTCAAACTCTATTGCAATCTCTTTACCGCAGTTTTTCCCGCGAGCAAAAGGGTCGAAATACTCCTTTTTGTAGCCGGACAAGGCTGCGTTGTAAGACTGCCATACATATACACTACGTTTGCGTCCCAGTGTTTCAATATTGTATTCTACACCGTATTCCTTAGAGTAGTTAACATTAAACCAATTTAATAGACCAACGGAGAGTTTGCTCTGTTTAGAGCATTTAAACTCTTTTAAAACGTCAAAATGTTCTCGTGCACTAAAAAACTTAAGTAAGGATGGTAGCATTGATTCTTCAGTCTTGTTCATTATACATTCATGGAAAGTTGTGTTTAAACGTGAACGTTTAAAATTAATTTTTAAACCTTAAGATTATAAATGACACCCATTTTGATGATATTACTATTGATATTAGGAATCTTCGTATTTGTTAATTATTCTAATAAGATGGATTACCCAATGGATCTTTCAGGGCCTATTAGTACGGTTAAATGGGAATCAAGAGCCGGGCATAATAAGGTTCAACTTCGTGGTCATGTGTTTGAACAAGACGATGTTAAGAATTTATTACCCGGCGGTCATGGAACTTTTAATTAAAAAGGCACAAAAAATTTTTTATTTATTAAGGTATATAAAAAATGCTTGAGAACTTTACCCTGCAAAACCTTATTAAGTACGTCCTTGAGGGCGTGGCTGTATCAGTCGCCGCCTTTTACCTGACTAGCAAGAAGCAGTCGGTTCAGGAGGTTCTCCTTCTTGGTCTGGTTGCCGCCTTAACCTTCTTTGTCCTTGACCTGTTCGCCCCCGCTGTTGGTGCCGGCGCTCGTCACGGCTCAGGCTTCGGTATTGGCTTTAACATGGTTGGTGGTGCTGAGGGTGATGAGATGACGGAGGAGGTAAACGCTTAAAGGCTAAAAGGCTTAAAGGCTAAAAGGCTAAAAGGCTAAAAGGCTTAAAGGCTAAAAGGCTAAAAGGCTAAAAGGCTAAAAGGCTAAAAGGCTAAAAGGCTAAAAGGCTAAAAGTCAAAGTTAACTTTAAATTTAAAGTCAAAGTTAAATTTAAAGTTCCGACTGCATCTTTAGGTTGTATGCGATAATACGTCTGGTGGAGACGAGTTGGGCAGCACGGCGTATCTGAGGTTCGGTAAACCCTGTCGTTTTAAGTTCAGAGGGCAATACGGGTCCAATAAATGTTTCTATTATTTCTGGAACAGTTAATCCTTGTTCCAGTTGATAATTAAAGTAATCATCTATTTTGTTAATGATGTTACTGGTTTCAATATTGTTAGCATTGCGGCGTGGCATTTATACTTAAGTTTAAAATTAATTTTAAATTTAATTTTAATTTTTAAGCCAGATCTGACAGATTTTCTATTTCGGACAAATCAATCTCGTCTGGTGACTTTCTACCGGCCTTTAAACTTCCCAGTAACCCGTCAATGTCATCCGGTTCGTTCATCGGTACCCGAGAACGCGAGATATTGGGTCTCTGTTGCATCTGAGGCTGTTGCTGTTGCTGCTGCGATGGTGATCTGCCGGGCTTGAAGTTATTCATCATATCCTTTAAGAAGCCGGCTCCCCCGTCGGCTTTCGAAGGCATGGGCATGCCACGATCCTTCGCAATACCGGCCGCAACGTCAGTGTACTTGCGTCTAAGATCAGGATCGCGAGCCATTACTTCATCAAATCCGGGTACCTTGGAAGAGGTCTTGCTAAACAGTTCACGTGACATGTGGAACATCATGGCACTACCACCGACCATCATTACAAGCTTGATTTCGGGCATGACGGCAACCGAATCTTTGTACTTGTAGTAAAGTTCCTCAAACACCTCATCGTAATCCGTAATATTCTCGAAGATGGAGTCCGACCAACCTTCTAACTTCAGATCAAATATGTTATATTCGGTGGAGCACACAAACTCAACCACGTTGGCAAAACCAACCAGGAACTTACGCTGAACCTTAATACTTGAGTCCAGATCGCGCTGGAGCTTTAATCTTTCAACCGTATCCTCGATTTCCGCCAGATCCGAAGTAAAACTAAACTTTTTATCACCCGAGGGCAAATAACCGGCTTCTTCTAAACGTCTTAATGAGGCAAGGGCATTAATTTTACGCTCACGTCTCTGTTCGTATGTAAGCTCAGGTGCTTGTGCACCTGAACCTGAACCTGATTGTGAACCAGGAACTTGAAAGCCCTGAGACAACAAGCCTTGACCAGATCCATCGTCCATGGACATGGATGACCCGCTTCCGCTGCCGTTGCTGCCCAGGGACTCTTCGCCATAGCTACCATCCCCCATAGATTCTTCCGTGGCAAAATGGTTAGCCGGTTTACCAAAATTAAAGGTTGGGCGCTGGATGCCACCGGCCATACGCGGAGCCTGAGGAGGAGGCGCCCTCTGCGGCTGAAAGCGTTGCTGTTGTGACTGGTTAAAGTTAAAATTTCCGTTTGATTGATGTTGGCTGCCTTCCGATCCTGAGGCCTCTGGGTTTGCATTGGCCTGTTGTGTGGGTGGCGATTCATCGAGCATATCGATCCCATAGTCTAAACCAGGAATGGCGTGAGACTTAGGCTTTAAAATTACGGGAGCCGAGGGTTCTTCAATATTCATTACTTGATTTTAATAATATCTTATTATATCATTTTAAACAGGGTGATTCAAGAATCATTTCTTAAACCATTTAACCATTTAAGCATTTAAGCATTTAAGCATTTAAACATTTAATTTAAATTTAAATTTTAAATACTATTAGAAATGCAAAAACGTTTACACATAATTGCGGTTACGCTTGTAATCATAGGTGGTCTTAACTGGGGTCTTGTCGGAGGACTCAAATTCGATTTGGTTAAATGGATAAGTTCAGTGATGAACTTACCCATTTTGTCAAGAATTATCTACAGTTTAGTTGGCTTGGCCGCCCTATACCTTGTTTTTAACAGAGACGTATATTTACCCTTTTTAAATGAGTCCGTTTATCCCAGCGCTACCTTAACCGACAAGGTACCTGAGGCCGCCACGGTCAAAGTGGCAGTGAACGTTAAACCTGGGGCTAAGGTGGTTTACTGGGCATCTGATTCAAAGAAGAATCCGGCTCAAAGCATCGTCCCTAATCCATGGGCTGCCTATGATGCATATGAAAATGCGGGCGTAGCAACGGCAGACGCGAAGGGTATAGCCGTGTTACATGTACGTGAACCGGTCAAGTATGCTATTCCTTCGGGTAGAGTGTTGTCGAGACACGTGCATTACCGCGAAGCGGTAAGTCCGGGCATGTTAAGCCGGGTAGAGACAGTTAATCTTTAATATTACACTCTTAAATTTGAAGTAAAACTTTTTTTTACTTCAAATGTCATTTCAAATTTCCTTTAAAATCCTTAAACCCTTTAAAATCCTTAAACCCTTAAACCCTTAAACCATTAAACCACGAAACCTAAAAGCCAGGGGTTTAAGGGGAGCGCAGGTCCCCTCCAGGTCCCCTCCAGGTCCCCTCCTTTAGTTGGAATAAGCAAGACCGCCCATACCTGACATAACACGCAGAACATTGTAGTTCGTGGCGAACACCTTAACAACACCCGTCGCGACGATCTGGACGTTGTTGCCAATTGTCAGGTCAAGCTTGGCGTTATCGATACGCGAGAAGTTGCACGTGCCTGATGGCTGGTGCTCCTCGGGCTTCAGGGCAAACGAGTAAACGTTGATACCGGGTGAGTCGGGAATGCATGTGTGAGCCTGGTAGGTCTGAACCTTGTTAAAGTAGGCACCGTCGCGCTCGGCAAAACGATCATGACCGTTCAGCAGCAGCTTAGCCTTCGACACAGGGTTGTTACCAATCGTGCTGGGACCAGCGAAGTTATCCTTAGCCGCGAGCGCAAAGTTGGTGTACTCACTGGGCTCAGCTGTGGCGACACGGGTGCCCTTGCAGACCCATACAAGCTCCTTAACTGGGTGGTTAAAGTTCAGGTTAATCACCTTTTTCGTGGTGGCATTTGCGTTGACTAAGGTTAAGGCCTCATCACCACCAAACTGCAGCTGCTCAATCAGGTACTCGTGCGAGACCTGGGCGAAGCGGCGGCGCTCGTCCGTGTCAAGGTAAACGTAATCAACCCAGAGGTTGGCGGAAAAAGAGGTATTGGCTACCTGGACACCGGTTGTAATTGAAGCGAAGCTGGCAAACTGGATGTTAACCTTGACCTCGTGGTACTGGAGGGCGATCAGAGGCAGAGCCAGACCAATGTTGCGACAAAACCAGAACTGAAGGGGGACAAACAGGGTACGTGAATTACCCGTTGTGGCAAGCTGAAGACCAGAGGCCGCACCATCTGCAGCAGCACGCAGATCCTGACCGATCATCTGACGGTAACCCAGCTTCTTGCTGGCGGGAACCGTGAGCTGAGCCCAGATCTCGAGCCAGTCGCCGTAGTGACGGTCGATCAGCTGACCACCAATCTCGACCTCAACCTGCTGAATGAGGTGGTGACCAACATCATTAACGTAGGGAGCATTAGAACCAGGCAATATAACCTCAAGGGTCATGCCGCTGACCAGATCACCGTTGCGGGAGATCAGGGCCGTAACACGGTTTGAAAAGCCAGTGGTGCCGTTAAACGTCTGCAGGATCGACTCCATGGCAAAGTTGGTGTGGCGGCGGTAGACTACCTTGAAGTAGGTAATCATGGGGTTGCCCGTAAGATAAATATCTTGGGCACCATAAGCTACGAGTTGCATAAGTCCTCCTGTCATATTATATATTCATTGTAAATATTTTTTTTTATGAATTTAACTTAATATTAATTATATAATGGAGAAGGTGAATCCTAATTGGTCTAAGATAGAAGCTTCTATAGAAGGTTGGACGATTCCAGAGTCTCTTCAAACCGTCATTGACTTGGTTAATCAAGGAGATGATATATCCGATGAGCAGGCCAAAGAATGGCTTGAGTATTACCTATTCATTATATCCGATAATTATACTTTGACTCCCAAAGAAATGTTATCAGACCATGACTGGTGGTTAAAATGTATTCAGTATCATAGCGGTATAGATGAGGACAAGATCGTAAACTTCATGTTAAACAATAAGAAGCTGTCTACTCTTAGCACGCATGACTTTTTGACTTACGTCATTACCTATTTCGACATAGCTGAAATGAAGTCAATCGGATTTGATTAGGGGGGGGAGGTGCCCTCCCCCTTAACCCCCTTGCCTTTGTGCTTTTGCATTTGTGCCTTTGTGCCTTTGTGTTTTTTTGCCTTGGTGCCTTGGTGCCTTTGTGTTTTTTTGCCTTGGTGCCTTTGTGTTTTTTTGCCTTTGTGCCTTTTTGCCTTGGTGTTTTTGTGCCTTTGTGTTTTTTGTGCCTTTTTGCTTTTTCCTAAATGGATAAAAGTGCATAGCAAGTGCAAGTGCCAAGTGCAAGTGCCATTTGTAAATTTATTCAAATGCAAACTGATGAGCTATAATAACAATACAGATAAGCACAAAAAGAAAGATCCAGTCCTTAAAAGTCCCCTGCATCGGTTCAGGGAACGCAGGAGGGACGTTAAACATCCTACAGGTGTCGTTAAACTGACTCTGTAGTTCGTCAGTGAAAGGTTCACGTGTGTGTGGAATGTATTTAAGTTGGTGTACATTTTGATAGAAATAATCAAAATCATACAGGACTTTAGAATGTCCGCGGTTAAAAACTAAAATCCGAGTGGACTGTGAAATCGGTTCTAACGTAAGAGGGTCAATATCTTCCATTAGAATTATCAGATCAGTATCAATTAATTACTTAAACTTAATTAATTACTTAATTTCAAAATTGAAAGACATATTTAAATTAAAAATGAGTTCTACTGCACTGGGTCTTGCTCTTGGACTAATTATTGCTTTAAATATCATGGCAATTAATCTGCATGATCAATTGCCTATGCAAGTTGAATTGCCGTGCCTTAACAAAACCTGCGACTTTAGTAGTTTAACGCCTCCTATGGATGCTGACACGGTTGCCTTTATTGAATACATGTGGACTATACGGCTACGTAACCTGGATTTAAATGTGACGGAGCTATACTTTTGTGGATCAAATGCGATGGTGCAGTTTGATCACTGTGATGTGACCCAGTATTACGCTATACTGGGTTTCTTGGTTGGATCGCTTATCGTGATCTGTCTTTATAGCTGTGTAATTAAGTTTAAGATTACTGGTATTAAGAGGCGGCAGGTTTCACATGCAAGTGCACTTTCACATGCACCATCTGAAACAACTGATTTACTTAGCCCTCGACCCTCATCGGATGATAAGACTTCAGAGCCTCCGGAATATGATGAGAAAAATTAATTTATACGTATAATGGACGGTAAATTATTAGCTTCGGCTTGTTTAACAGGTTTTCTTGGAGATGCTGCTCTTCAAGTGTTAACAAAGAAATTTAACATGGGCGGGCCCAGTGGATGGGGATTAAAACCTTACTTTGCCTTACATGGCGCAGCTGAATCAACTTTCATTGCTGGCGGAATGATGACTCTGTTTTATGTATTGTACTTGGCCGTTTTACCGGTTAACTGGATTTATTTAGCGGTATACGGTATTATATTGGATTTAATCTTCCGTAAAACCATGTTGTTCACCAGTTTAGTTGGATATTACGAAAGCTTGAACTATTTCTGGTCGGGGTTCTGGGGTGCTGTTCCAATGCTCATGCCTTTAATTGTCTTGTATCTTTAAACATATAGATCCAGCAGAGGTTCCAATGCATGTAAATCTATCCATGTAACACCATAGTCCTCGATTTTACGGCTGTGTGGAATCATACCCAAGTTAATCCGAATAACGTACTGTTTAAAAGACCCATCGCGCCTCGGCGCAACGCTAATTAAGGGATGCATTGGATAACGCTTTGAAGCTTTCTCAAGGCGTTTTTGCAAATGTTTCATTCCTTCTTGAGGAAACAGAATCTTAACAAGCTCCATTTTAGTTATATCTGTCTTATACGGATAGTAATCGTTAAGATTCATGTTTTAAACACATCCATAACATTCAATTTCCAAAGTAAAGTTAATATTTAAAGTTAACTTCCGCGTACAACTACCACTCTGACCGCATCCCGATTTACCGCATCCTGATCGACTCCTCTGTTGAATTAAATTTAAGCATTAACCCCCCCCACTAAAAGCCAGGGGGTTAAGGGGGAGCGCAGGTCCCCCATTTAAAGACCAGCCAACAGGCTAAAGAAATCATTATCCAATGGCTTGGGTGCCGCCTTAAGTGTAATCTTATGAGGGTGCGTTGATGAGGTACGCATCTGTTCGCGCGCAGCCTGTAAATACTGCTTAATGCGTTCTTCGTACTTATCCGTCAACTTGTCTTCCGGTAAGCAAGCCAATTTCTGTACGCTAACAAGCTTGTTGGCCAGTGCCTCTATGTTTGAGGGCAACTCGGGTTGCGATACCTCAGGCGCTTTACGTTGGTAGTTAGTATGCAATAGGATACTCAGCATGAGGCCTTCTTTGTGGGCATAAATAACGGCGGCTTTTTCACGATCACCGGAAACAAAATTCACCAGAAGGCACTGTTTAAGATTTTTGCAGATGTAATAAACGGTAGAATAGGCTTTAATGTCGTTAGCGTCTGGGGTTTTGGCCTTGCTGTCTTTCTGAACGGTGATAAAATAGTGGCTACCGTCATAGTCGCAGGGGGCGACCTCTGAACGGTCAATAAACCCCATGCTGGTCATGTTTTCCGAGGCGGCATAGATTTTGCCAATGACCTCGTGATCCAATGGCAAAAGCTTTTCGGTACCATCCTCGCCCATGTAGGTAAAAGAGGTTTTAACCTCGGTCCAGGGCACAACCATACGAATGTCCTTTACGTCCGCCGGCCGTACACTGTCCTTTGTAAGCACCTTGATAGTTCGCACGCACCGATAAATGCTGGGATCTTCGGGATCGGGATAAGTTTGAGTAAACCCTGTCTTCTCGTCGTAGGACTTGGTCAGGGCAATCTTAAATTGCAAACCGCATTTGCCGAGTTTGAGTGTGTAGTTCATACGCCGAGACATCTTGGCTACGAATCGTAAATAGATCAATTTTAGGGGTGGGGGACCTGTGGGGGGACCTGCGCTTCCCCTTAACCCCCTGGCTCATTTGATCTATTTGGTTAAGATTTAACTTTCGATGGAATTTGAATTATTATTTGATTTTAAGCCAGGGGGCGAACTTGTTTTAGATTAGGATTTTTGATCAGTCGGTACACCCCCTTGCAGATTTAAAGATTTAAAGATTTAAGCCTTTAAGCCTTTAAGCCTTTAAGCCTTTAAGCCAGGGGGTAAGGGGGAGCGCAGGTCCCCCCTTTAACGACGGGCTGCATCATCGATCAACGTCTTACTTTCATATATAAGATCATCGATAGAGATATTGGTGCTTCGCTCATTATTAACCGAACGTGAGTCTGGTACAACCACTGCCAGTATCGGTGCCTTAGACTTTGTAGTCGGTTTCATAGAGTTTTTGTTGTTGTTTCTTACTAATTCCGCGATGGTATTTCCCTGGGTATCCACGCACTGACCAATTGCACGATCATTCTTAGTTTTAATCGCTATCTGCATGTCAGCATTAGACTTCATTAAGATTTTATAAGGCGATAAGGCTGATGCCCCATTGCAATGTCTTATACGCCCACTACTATCAATAATACCCACACATTTACCCGTAGGTATACTTATAATAGTCCCAACCCGATCGTCTGATGCTGGCATAGATGTACCTTTACCTGTACTTGTACTTGTACCTGATCCTGTCCGACTAGCATAGCTAAGTAGCTGTGTTAACATATATAAATAGGGTGGAAAATAATTCAAAGGGAACCAAAGAACAAGCGATATTTTTAAATTGATACATACATATCGGTAAATGACAACACGCTTACCGGTTTATATGGAAGTGACCGAGCTTTTAAACGAACACCCTGACTATATCGATACCATATGTGTCGAGGATTTAAAACCGATTGATCAGTTAGCTGAAGCCGGAAAGGTTAAACTTACGCCTGTTGCGGCCATGAAACTAAAGGCACGGGTTAAACCAAAACCGGTAGAGGAACCTGCTTCAAGTGCAAGCGCAAGTGCAAATGCAAATGCAAATGCAAATGCATGGCTCCATGACCAAGACATAGAAGCTCTTAACAAGAACCATATGATTGCTACTACAATGTCGACCGAGAAACTACAGTCTATACTCAAATGGTCTGATAAACACTACTATGATTTGCATTTGAGTACAGATTTGCTTACCGATAAGGTATACGATTATGTTAAACGAGTATACGGTCAACGAATGAACGGTACTAACGATAAACGCGAAACCATGAAATCGGTTAGTTCGGAGACCGGTGTTGGTATTAAACCTACCCGTGGCCGAGATGCTAAACTGCCCATCAGTTTGCGATCTCTGGACAACCTATACATGGGCGAAGCCGATGTAGAAAAATGGGCAATTAATCAGCCAGGACCCTATCATCTTAGCGCCAAAATGGACGGAACCTCGGCACTGTATAGCGGCGGCGTGCTTTATACCCGTGGAGATGCAACGATAGGCCGTAACATTAGTCATGTTATCCCCTATCTGAAACTACCTGTGGTGCCTTATGCTGTTCGCGGAGAAATTGTAATTGACAATGCCGTATTTAACAAGAAATACAAGGATAAGCCTTCCCGGATCGGCGGGCAAGTGCGTAAAAACAATCGCAATTCAGTAGCGGGGGCATTGGGCAGTATTAACAATATAGATGAAGGTTTTCTGGCGGACTTAAGTTTTCTGGCGTACGAAATTATTACGGATTGTGAACGTGAACAGTCCCGACCCAGTGAACAGTTTCAGCTTTTGATGGACGCTGGGTTTCAGGTTGCCTACCATGAGACCACGCCAGTTGTGACAGATAGGATCCTATCCGACTTGTATCATCGACTTATAAAAACCTACAATTTTGAAGTGGACGGGGTGGTCATTCGCACGGACATACCTTATGTCCGTGAAAACGACAAAAACCCCAACTATGCCAAGGCCTATAAAGAGGCACTGGATAATGACGTAGCTGTAACCCGTGTCATCGCAATGGAGTGGAATGTTAGCCAGTATGGTTACCTGGTACCGACCGTTATCTATGAACCGGTAAACATTGGTGGGGTCACGCTTCAGCGGGCTACTGGTCATAACGCGCGGGAGGTTCAAAAGCTTGGACTGGGGACGGGTGCTTTAATCGAGGTTGTTTACCGTGCGAAGGTTAATCCTCAGGTGAATCGTGTTATTGAGCCAGTGGAACCGGAAATGCCGACTATTCCTTACGTCTGGGTAAATGGAAACGGGTCCAGCGATGCGGTAAATATTGCTTTTAAACCTTCATTAGAAACTTCGGTCACGTTGATACAAATAAATGTAAAGCGGGTGCATAAGTTTTTGACGGAGATTGGGGCCAAGGGCATTGGTGAAACAACGGTTGAAAAGATTTTCACTACATCGGGTTACAAAACAGTTGGGGATTTTATTAACATTAAGATTAGCGATGTGACGTTTCTTGGTAAACAGGTAAGCCAAAACATTGTGACCGCGATCAAAGAGGCAATGGATAAGGTGGATTTGCCTACCCTTATGGCAAGCAGTAAGGTATTTGGACGTGGACTGGGTACGAAAAAATTCGTTAAAGTATTTAAACAGTTTCCTAAATTTGCCGAAACACGCTATACATATCAAGAGTATGTACAACTATTTAAACAGGTGGAAGGGTTTGCCGATAAAACTTCTACCTTGGCCGCCCAAGGCATGGTGGACTTTTGGGAATTCGTAGATAGCCAACTATCCGCTGATATTTACAAGAGGATTATTGAAAATACCGGAGATATGGAAGATGAGCCCGAGCCCGCGCCCACAGATAATGATAATGGAAAGGCTCTTTCACTTAAAAACATTTATTTAACAGGCACGCGCGATCAGGATGTTATCGCACTGATTAAGAAACATGGTGGCGTCATGCAGTCTGGTTTTACCAGCAACACAGATATACTGGTAAAAAAGAGTCATGACTATAACAATAATAAAACGGAAGAGGCAGCAACACGCGGAATTATGGTCTACACGGTAGACGAGTTCAAGTTAAAGTTCAAAGGTTAAAGTTCAAAGTCAAAGTTCAAAGTTCAAAGTTCAAAGGTTAAAGGTTAAAGTTAAAGGTTAAAGGTCAAACTTTAAGTTTAAAGATCTTTCGATTGAAGCACCGCCGGATCAAAGGGTTCCAACTTGGAGTAATTGCGTGACTTAATTACATAGCTTGGATACTCGTCGGGATGTTCGGTTATGTATTTTTCAGGATCCTTAGCAAACTCCACACTGATAGGTTGGCGTGGATAACGGTAATCCCAGTAGTAAGGTACACCATAATAGCTTATGACCATTGCTTCGTTTAAAAAGTAAGGTTGTTTTGTCTCTATGTTTGCTTTGGTATCTTGTGTAACCACGGCATCGGTAATATCTGCCATCGACTTCTTTGGTAAAGTGTAAAGTTCATCCGTTCCTTCTTCAACGGGCTTCATTGTATTAATAAACTCATTGGGGGGAAACTGGGGTCTCTGTAGAACGAAATCTACATTATCCAATTCGTTAAACTGTCGTGAATAAACATTGTTTGTTGAGGGAATTGTGATGGATGACCATCCGGAGGTGGATCCACCGGATTGGATATTTAGGGTTCCTACAATAAACAAGGAGGTTATCAATATAACAAGGATTAGACCTGTGATATTCATTATAATAGTAAGTAAAAATTAAATTGATAAATAATTCTTTAATATAAAATATGATGTTGCGTGTTTGCAAGCGTGATGGTCGCCTCGAAGAGGCACAATTTCAAAAAGTTACCGACCGTATCGAGTACCTTCGCAAAGGATTCCTACCCGATGGTACCTCGATCGGTGAACCCCTTGAGGTTTCCTCTAACACCATCGCCAAAGAAGTTATCTCCAAAATCGCCGATAAGATTACGACCAGCGAACTTGACGAATTTGCCGCCAAGTTTTGCGCCAGTCTGGCTACAGAAGATTACCAATACTGTTTGCTGGGCGGCCGAATTGCCGCTTCGAATCACCAGAAAAATACCATTAGCTCCTTTTCAGAGACCGTCCGTCTCCTATACGAAAACAAACGTGCAACTCAGAGTTCCGGCGGTGCCCCTGTACCGTATCCCCTGCTGAATCGTACCGTTTACAAGTTTGTGCAATCCAATGCTCGTGATCTTGAGGCTATGATTCATCAGGAGCGCGACTATATTTTCGACTATTTCGGTTTCGAGACCTTGAAAAAGGCCTATTTCCTCCGCCGTCTGGATGGAGCTTTAACCGTCTGCGAAACCCCGCAGCATATGTACATGCGCGTGGCCGTCGCCCTTACGGTTCGCAATGGTTCCGCCCGTCTGGCCACCCGTGAGGCCAAGCTGGCCCAAATTAAGCTTACGTACGATGCCTTGTCGTTGGGTAAGTACTCTCATGCCAGTCCAACTATGTTTAATGCCGGTACCCATACGGAGCAACTGTCGTCGTGCTACTTGCTGGGGATTGGCGACAGTATGGTGGAATCTGGCGGCATTCCGGATTGCTGGAAGGCGTGTGCGGAGATTTCTAAGGTGGCCGGTGGTATTGGGGTTGGTATTCAGCCCATTCGGGCGTCGGGCTCGGAAATCGCCGGCACCGGGGGCAAGAGCGATGGTATTGTACCCATGATTCGGGTATTTAACGACATTGCCCGTTATGTAAACCAGGGTGGTCGGCGTCCGGGTGCTATTAAAATGAGTATTGAGCCCTGGCATGGAGACATTCAGCAGTTCTTGGATCTAAAAAAGAACATTGGGGCGGAAGAGCAGCGGGCGCGCGATTTGACCTATGCCTTGTGGATGCCGGACCTTTTCATGCGTCGGTTGCAGGAGAGCATTACTACGGGGAAGGAGGTGAACTGGAGTTTGATGTGTCCTAACATGTGTCCGGGGTTGTACACGACGTATGGCGAGGAGTTTGAGGCGCTATATACGAAATACGAGAGCGAGGGGCGTTTTTTGAAGCAGGTCAAGATCAAGGATTTGTGGAATGAGATTTTGACGGCTCAGAAGGAAACGGGTGGGCCGGATATCCTGTATAAGGACTCGATTAACCGGAAAAGCAATCAGAAGAACTTGGGGGTGATTCGTAACAGTAACTTGTGTTCTGAGATTTTGGAGTATTCGGACGAGAACGAGTATGCGGTGTGCAACTTGGCGAGCATTTCCTTGTCGGCTTTTGTAAAGAAGGATCCGGTTACACATGCTCCGTATTTTGATTTCGAGGATTTGCATGACACATGTAAGATTGCTCATCAGAACCTGGATCATATTATCGATATTAACTTTTATCCCATGGAAAAGTGCCGTAAGTCCAATTTAATGCACCGACCAGTGGGTCTGGGTACGCAAGGTTTCGCGGATGCCCTCTTGGCACTGGGTCTGTCCTTCGAGACGACCACCGATGAGGAGAAAAAGCTTACCGTGATCGCCGAGGACACACGTTTGTTTAATCGCAAGGTAGCGGAGACCATGTACCATGCCTGCATTGAGTCAAGTATGGAATTGGCTCGTGATCGCGAAGATGATATGATTCAGATGCGCGAGCTGTACAAAAAGGGGGAACTTAAGTTTTTAGACAATGGTCTGGATGTTGACATGCACCTGCACCTGCACATGCACCTGCAGTCGGAAGCTTCGCATTCGCAATCTCAAACGGTACGGGCGCGCCCGATCCTAAAGGAACTCTTAGCCCAGGGTCCAGCCGGTGCCTATTCCAGCTATATGGGTTCGCCTACGAGCGAGGGTAAGCTACAGTACCACTTGTGGGGCGTAGACCCGTTGCCTGGCTTTCTGGACTGGACGGCACTTCTTAAGCAGGTCGCGCGCTATGGGTTGCGTAACAGTCTGGTGCGGGCGGACATGCCTACGGCCAGTACGGCTCAGGTATTGGGCAACTCGGAGTGCACGGAGCCTTACAAGTATTGCATTTATACTCGTCGTGTGACGGCGGGTGAATTCATTGTGGTTAATAAGTATTTGCACCGTGATTTAAAGGGCTTGAATTTGTGGACGCCTCAGATGAAGAAGGACATTATTCGTTATCGTGGCAGTATTCAGGAGATTAAGCAGATTCCTCTGAATATTCGGGATCGTTATCGTACGGCATTTGAGATTAGCAAGCGGACGATCCAGATTTTGGCGGCGGAGCGTGGTGCGTTTATTGACCAGACCCAAAGCATGAATTATTTCGTATCACGTCCGACGAACAATATCTTGACGAACATCCATCTGGGAGCATGGACAATGGGACTAAAGACGGGTATGTACTATTTGCGCCGTGAGCCAGTGGAGCATCCCATTCAGTTTACGGTAGAAAAGGGTTTTATGTTGAACGGGTCCT